CATTGCAAAGTCAGATCCAAACGAGATGATTTCTGTCCCAGGTGAAAAGAAATTAATACTCATGGAAAGAGTTATCAACAATACTATCAAATTATCTGAAAGAAAAGATGATAAGTTATATTATGTGAATGGTGATTGTTCTAAGTGGTCAGCATGTGAGACAATGGCATCATTTATATCTATGAATAGAGGCTTAAGTAAACTGATGGGACAAGATGCAATGCACTACTGCCAGGCAGTTTTTTCTTCATGGGCTGATAAGGATATAACAGTACCTACAGAAGTGATGGAAAAAATGTTTTATACCACAGAAGAGACCAACTATTTAGGCGAAGGGTTTACATTGAAAAGTACACAGAATTTTTTACAGGGTATGTTTAATTACTCCTCTTCTTTAAAAGCTGTTTTAAGTACCAATTTTGCTCTAAAAATGTTCCGAAAGATTTACCCAGGACAGAACTTGCACTGTAACCATCTGGAGCATTCTGATGACTACATGTTAATGGTGAGGACAAGCAGTGTTGAACATTTAGAAAACTTCCGAATAATACATAAGATATCACAAAAGCTGCATGGCATTAATGATTCAAGCAAGAAAACAAACATACAAAGAGTTATGATGGAGTTTATTTCCTTGTTTTCATTCAATGGACAAATGTGTTATCCTCACATTAAAAAATTAAAAGAAGTTGGTTTAAATATGGCATGTGAAGATTACCGGAGTGATGCTATGACAGTTATTTCACGTGTTGGAGAGTGTGTCAGGTTAGGAATACCACTAAGTAGTTGTTATATATTACAAAGACTTCATGGTGACTGCTTGTATGAAGGCTATTCTTTAAGTAAAGGTATGAGAAATGCACCTAAAGATAAAGATTTCAATCCATATGACGAGCCTTTAGAACTACTTGGCTTACCTGATTGTTATCCCTTAGTTTATGCTTCTTCATCTGGAAATCCAAACAATTTCAGGCTTTTTAAATATGGCACAGACAAGACAAGAAGATTGTTTAAACAGTTCATAAATATGAGCAGTCAATTAAGGAAACTCACAGATGAGAACATATTAGAAGAAAATAG